GGAACTTGGTTAATAAATTATCTAGTTGACTTAGTTTTTTAAATAAGATTATAATTAACCATGCTAGGAACAATCTTAGCGTGGTTTTTTTAAACCTTAATTTAAATAGTAAAGGATTTTCACAAATGAAAACAGAAACATATTTAATTAAACATGATTACGATAAAGATAAACAAGAAATGATATCCAAACCTTGCAAAGTTGAAATGAGATGGAAAATATATGACAGCTTCGCTTGTTTGGAAATAATAGGTTTTGAAGATAAATCAGAAACTATTAAACATTTGTTGTATTGCCATAAAGACCAAACAATTAATATTTTAAATAGTCTTAATGAACAAATTGATAACGTTCAAGACTTAGAACCTTGCAATAAAGATCGGTTTTTCTTTAATGAAAGCGTTGGCGTTCAATGGGGTCTTCATGGTCAATTAGATTTAGAAGATATGATTGCATCTAAAAAGGAGGGTTCATAAATGGTTTATCTTTTTAAAGAACTATTGGATTTATTTAAATGGATATGTTGTGGCTTTACTCTTGCTTATTGCTTGGCTAGTTATCATGGCTTAGATACAAGCTTTTCTAGTTTGTGGGGTTAATCATGGCTTACTTTTTTAAATGCAATATATGCAACTATAAAGAAACTTTTGCAGATACTTTTGAAATGCCTTTGGAAGTATTTGAGGGAAAGCTACAAGATTATGAAAGCGTAATTTGTGATAGTTGCATTTCAAAACAAACTAGACTAAAAGGAAACCAAATAATAATTCAGAAAGGTATTAACGATGCAAACATTTAATTTAACTCTTGAAGATATGCCAAGCAGAGATAAAAAGCTTGCTAATATTGTTAAGGTCGAGAACTTTAAAAGCAGTAAGTCAGGCTTGCCAATAGCTAATCAATTTAAGATTACTTTGCAGAATGGTATTGAAGTATTTCAAAGCTATAATTCTATTATTGCAGTTAAAGCAAATAATGAAATCTATTTGGATTATGATAGGTGGAACTATTCAAGAACCACTTCAAGATATAGAAATCAATTTTTGAATGAAACAACAGTTGAGACAGTAAAAAAGATTGGCTTGGGTCAATATGCTTGTGTCAATCTTAATAAATAACTGTTAACCTTTTACCTCCCCAAAACGCCTTAGATTAGTTTCTAGGGCGTTTTTCTTTGGTGTAACTAAATATATAACTAAATCTTTGTTTCTGTTGTGTAATCGCTTGTTAACGTGTTTGGGTTATTGTTCGCAATCTGCACCTTGATAACTACCTTTTTAAATTAGTTGTACAATCTAAAACTTGGCAAATCGTGTTATCACGTGTTTTATATGTGATCTATTAGAAAACTATTGGTATATAGTTCGGTTTTATAGTTGGGTTGTTAGGTGGGGTTAAATGTTAGCCTGTGGATTATCAATGAGAGATAAACATATATTTACCTTTGTATGCCCACGCATGGGTCACTGGGGGCCCCCCAATATATGCTAGCAATGTCGCCATATTTTTATGTGAATGAGTTACTTGTACAGCCTATTTGCATCCCTTTGGGATATCCCTGTAAGTAAACCCGAAAGGGAGACTCCCCTCTATGCTAAGAACAGTTAATTCCCTGTGTGTATAGGTGTATCTCCCGGAGGTGTTACTCCGATTATATCCATCTTATCAGAAAAGTCAACATAAATTTTTTTATTTGACATATTTAGGTTATATTCGTATAATCTTTGTATCAAGACCAGTTTCGAGCAGCAGCAATCAAACAAAACCTCGTGCTTTGGCTCAAGCTGAAAGGTTCTTGACACAATCTAATTGGAATTTTAACTATGTTTGAAGCATTTGTGTTAATTTGTACACTAGGACTGCCTGAAGTATACGGAAACTGCGAAGAAGTACGAGATACACGAGGTCCTTATAGTACGAAACATAGATGTCAAGTACGGATAGTAGAAATATTGCAGGATTTACCTGAATATAGACCTTATTCCTACCCAAAAGGCTACCGTTGTGACAAACTTATTACCACAGACAAAGAATTCACGTGAGATATCACCCCAACAGGAGCAATTCCTAACCAATCTGTTTGAGAATGGTGGAAATGTTACTGACGCAGCGTTAGCAGCGGGTTATTCTAAGGGCAGTGTCACGTGGTTAAAGAACAGTTTAGCCGATGAGATAATCAATCGGACAAAGAACGTATTGTCTATGCACGCATTTAAGGCTGCTACACGCCTAGTAACCACAATAGACAACCCCGTACCCGAAAGAGGAGACGACCTACGCTTCAGGGCTGCAGAATCGCTTTTAAACAGGGTTGGTCTGGGAAAACAAGAAACAACCAACGTAAATGTGCAGGCAGTTCACGGTATTGTGTTGCTGCCACCAAAGAAAGACGTTGTAATTGACGGATAAACCCCAGAGAGGTCGCCCTAAGAAAGACCCCGAAGCACCAAAGCAAAGATATTTTCTGTCCAGAGCTGAACAAGCCAGACGACAGACACAAAAAAGATTACGTGACGCAAAGAAACGTGCAGACAAAGTAACCAAAGTAGCAGAAAGTAAAAGAAGATATGCCAGAAAGCTTGAAGAGAAAGTTGGTAAGGTTGAGAAAGCTCTTAAGGGAGATGCAACTACCGTTATCGATACAGGGGAGTTGGCAAGCCTTCCTCCACCTGTCCAAGAAATCGTGGGAAATCGTGAAGTGGTGTTTCAGCCGAATGAAGGACCTCAAGAAGAGTTTCTGTCGGCTAGTGAAAGAGATGTTCTCTATGGAGGTGCTGCTGGTGGGGGAAAATCTTTCGCCTTGTTGGCAGACCCCCTTCGCTATTGCACTAATCCTAATCATAGGGGTCTTCTTCTCAGGCGTACTCTTGACGAGCTTACTGAGTTAATAGACAAATCCCGTCAACTGTACCCCAAAGCGTTTCCCGGTGCAAAGTTCAGGGAGTCAAAGTCAACGTGGCACTTCCCATCTGGAGCAACAATCTGGTTTACCTATCTAGACAAAGACAAAGATGTAACCCGATTTCAAGGACAAGCTTTCAACTGGATAGGGATAGACGAGATAACCCAATACCCAACACCATACGTGTGGGATTACCTCCGATCAAGATTGAGAAGCACCGATCCCGAACTACAAAAGAGTTTGTATATGAGGTGTACTGCCAATCCGGGTGGAATCGGTGGGTGGTGGATTAAGAAGATGTACATTGACGTAGGTGAACACAACAAACCGTTCCCTGCAGCAGATGTCGAAACAGGTAGACCGTTCACGTGGCCGCAAGGACACGAAAAGGAAGGTCAACCTTTGTTCTATCGTAGGTTCATTCCTGCGAGACTTACGGACAACCCGTTCCTTATGGCAGATGGACAATATGAAGCTATGCTTCGTTCACTACCTGAAATAGAACGGAAGAGATTACTCGAAGGGGATTGGGATGTAGCCGATGGCTGTGCCTTCCCAGAATTTAGCAGAGCAAAACATGTGGTCGAGAGTTTTGATTTACCTACCAACTGGCCCCGAATACGTGCCGCTGACTACGGGTATGCAAGTCCTTCTTGTGTCTTGTGGGGTGCTATTGACTGGGATAACAATATATGGATTTATCGTGAATTGTACGTAAAACAGTTGACAGCAGAACAATTAGCTGATAGAATACTAGAAGCAGAGCAGTTAGACCCTCTACCTCACTATACAGTACTTGACTCCTCCTGTTGGAATAAGACAGGGTTTGGTCCTTCCATAGCAGAAACAATGATGAGATGTGGTGTTCGTTGGACACCGTCTGATCGTAACAGAATACAAGGTAAGATGGAAATACATCGTAGGCTTGCAGATGACCCAAGAACAGAAGAACCTAGATTACGAGTGTTTTCTAATTGCAGCAACACTGTCAAGCAATTGGCAGCAATTCCTCTTTCCAAAACTAACAGCGAAGACGTAGACACTAAAGCAGAAGATCACGCATACGATGCTCTAAGATATATGTTGATGACAAGGATGACAGGGTATGCAGCGATTCATCAAACGCTTAATGGCATCAAGGCTCAGGTCTATCAGGTGCAAAATGAAACATTTGGATACTAAAACAAATGGATGAACTCCTACAAAAATTAAAAGATGGAAACCTAACAATAGCTGAAGCTTTTGAATTAGGTCGCCCCGAAGTAAAGCTGTACCAAAACAACGGTAAAAAATCTGCGTTTTTGAAAAGACTTGAAGAAGCAGGATTTAGCCTAGAAGATAATTGGGATAGCATGGGAGACAGAGAGAAGCACGATGTCTTTAACAAAGTAGGCAGTAGTCCAGATTATGTTACGCTAGCAAAAGTAGAAGGCAGTCTCACACAGATAGCTGCCAGTGAAGATTTTAATTATCCATATAGTAATAGATTTGAAGCAGGCAAGGGAACTATAAGAACTGCAAAAGTACAAGGTGACCCTACAAAATTAAGATTTGATAAAGCCACGCAGCTACGAGGAGATGCTGCAGCTAAAAAAATTACCTTGCCGTCTATAGAAAATTTAAACAAAGCGATACACGCAACCACACTAAAACTAAAAGGCAACAAAGAAGCAGTAGCTTTCTT